CAAGTATTACAAAGCTTAGTAAACCTTTGAAAAAGCATCCTAAGAATATTACAGATTGGAATTTGACTGTAGGAGATGTTCCACTTGACCATCCAGTAGTGCGTAATTGGAACATGACAACAGTAGCACAGGCTATGCCCGAGGAGTATAAAGATGAAGACCCTATTGTTGCTTATCGCAACTATTGCATTAACGAAAAACATTATGCCAAGTGGGAACGAGGTAGGTCTAAACCGACTTGGTGGACAAAGGAGGCAGTATGAAATCCATACTAAATAAAGAAGAATATCAACAGTTTGTAAAATCTGTAGACTTCTTAAGACAAGAACACGATTTTGAGGTACATTATGTCGTTACATTTATGGGTAATGGAGATACATTTGAAGTAGAACTATTGAACATAGAAGAAGATGATATAAAAAATATTGATAAAATACTTGACACAGGGTTGGAGGAGTGATATACTTCTGGGCAATGATAACGAGTAGCCGAATGCAAAGCCCTCTATCTCCATACAATGTGCTAGTAGGCTTGGCTTTGACCACAACTTTGGGGTTGGTTGGCTCACAAACCCTTTTAACTTTAATACTATTATGAGGAGGAAAATATGATAGTAGATGGAACTGCGTATTGGGCAAGTATTAAGACACCCAATACTACTTTTGAACCTGTTTATACAGTCAACTTGGTTGTTGAACAGGATGTGGCTGATGACTTTGTAAGTCGAGGTCATAAAATAAAGCAAATGGATGAAGGTCCTGCTTTAGTAATCAAGCGTAAGGTAAATGGTCCTAATGGAATGATTAGGAATGCACCTAGATTGCTTGACCAAAACAAACAGGAAGTTAATCTTGCTGTTGGCAATGGCTCTAAGGTTAGAGTTCAATGCAATGAATATGAATGGGAGTATGCAGGTAATACAGGCAAGAGCCTTGACCTACAGGCTGTCCAAATCATAGACTTGATTGAGTATAAAGCCGAAGATGGCTCCGAGTTTTTTGATGAAGGCGAGGAGTTTTAATCATGGCTGATGATACTACACCAAATATTACCTACGAACTAGAAGGTAATAAATATGATGTTCTTAAACTAAGCCAAGAGGCACAAAGTTCTTACTATGTTATACTTGAAGTAGAGCAAGAGATAAGAACATTGAAGAAAAGGATTGCAGTATTAAGTGCTGCATCCCAGACTTTCAATAATCAGATGAAAGAACATCTAGTGGATGAGGCTTTAATAGAGTCTTAATTATAATGAGGTATGCAGAAATGTATGCCTCACTTTTTTAGGAGATAGAATGAACACAAAGTTTGTTAAACATAAATTACCATGCCCTAAGTGTGGTAGTAGTGATGCTGTTTCACTTAATAATAATGGCTCTGCAAAATGTTTTAGTTGCGATACATTTTTTCCAGACTATGATGATGCAGATACTGTGAGTACAAATGACAATAATATTGTACCCATGAAACAACCTGAAACATCTTTCTTAAACTCTTACACAGGAGTATATTCTTCTATATCTGATAGAGGTATAACAGAAAATACTGCTAGAAAGTTTGGAGTTAAAGTTATAAAAGATAATAATGGTAATGTTAAACAACATATCTATCCGTATTACAATGGGAGTGAGATTGTTGGAACTAAAACAAGATATGTAGACAACAAAAACTTTGCATGTAATGGCACATTTCAGGGAACAGGATTGTTCGGAGAGCAGTTGTATAGAAATACAGGTGGTAAGTATCTCACTATCGTTGAGGGAGAGTGTGATGCAATGGCAGTCAATGAATTGTTCCAAGACAAATGGGCAGTTGTATCTATTAAACGAGGTGCATCTTCTGCAGTAAGAGATATACGAGAGAGTATTGAGTTTGTTGAATCATTTGATAATGTTGTGATATGTTTTGATAATGATAAAGCAGGTAGACAGTCAGCCTTGGAGGTTGCCCGTATTCTAAAACCGGGAAAAGCAAAGATTGTAAATCTTCCGAATGGATATAAAGATGCAAACGAAATGCTTGTCAAGAAAAAGTTTAAAGAGTTTACTACTGCATGGTGGGAGGCTAAAACTTATACACCATCTGGTATCTTAGAATTATCTAGTAAGAAAGATGAATGGATGCATAGAGAAGTAAAAGAAAGTATTGCATATCCTTGGGAAGGTTTGAATAAAAAACTATATGGTATGCGTAAAGGAGAGTTAGTAACTCTTACAGGTGGAACAGGACTAGGTAAGTCTAGTGTTACTAGAGAACTTGAACATCATCTTATAAAGAATACAAAAGATAATGTAGGTATCGTAGCACTAGAAGAAAACTGGTTGAGAACTGCTGATGGTATTGTATCTATCGAAGCAAATGATAGAATATATTTATCAGAGAAAAGAAATAATTATTCAGAAGAAGAATTGAATGCCTTGTTTGATAAGGCAATAGAAAAAGGTAGAGTATTTATTCATGCACACTTAGGTGCTACAGATATAGATGAGATATTTTCTAAACTTAGATATATTATTGTAGGTTGCGAGTGTGATTGGGTAGTGGTTGACCACTTACATATGCTTGTAAATGTGTTGACAGAAGGAGATGAGAGGAGAGGTATTGATATGCTTATGAATAGACTTCGTAGTCTTGTTGAAGAAACAGGTGTGGGAATGATATTAGTATCACACTTGCGTAGAGCATCAGGAGATAGAGGTCATGAAAAAGGTATAGAAGTATCACTATCACATCTCAAAGGGTCGCAAGGTATTGCACAGTTATCTGATTGTGTGATAGCATTAGAAAGAAATCAACAAGCAGAAGATAAAGAAGAAGCAAACATAACTAAAGTCAGAGTCTTGAAGTCAAGATATACAGGAGACACAGGACTGGCATGTAGTTTGAAATATGATATAGAAACAGGTAGACTACACGAACTATCGGAGGAGGAAACATTCTATAATGAAGATGATTTTTGATATAGAAACAGATGACTTAAATGCAACAAAAGTATGGTGCTTAGTTGCAAAAGAACTTAATGGTAAGATACATAAGTTTG